ATAGCCTTGATCAAGGTTAGGTGGGCCACTTAACCAGCATATCATCGTTATCAATGTAAAAGGATCCGTCATAATATTATTTATGTTACAGATTTATTACAAATTAGGTTTTGATTAATAATTTATTAAATAGTGTTATGAAGCACTTCAAGAGTATATTCATTTCAGATGTACACCTAGGCACACGAGGCTGTCAAGCAGATGCTCTATGTGATTTTCTTAAAAATAATACCTGTGATAACCTATTCCTTGTAGGAGATATTGTTGACGGTTGGAGACTAAGCAAACGTTGGTACTTTCCACAAAGCCATGCAAACGTTATTCGTAGAATATTAACAGCCGCTAAACGTGGAACTAAAGTGTATTACATACTTGGTAATCACGACGAAGGATTACGTCCTTTCTTAAAGTATGGTATTGATATAGGTAGAGTAAGAATACTCAACAAATATACTTACACAGCCGTAAATGCCAAAAAGTATCTTGTAGTACACGGCGACCAGTTTGACGTACTGATGCGTAAAGATAAAAAATGGATCATGCACATAGGTGATAGTCTATATGATTTTATGATAATGTTCAATACATACTTCAACAAAATTAGAAAGTTATTCGGAATGAAGTACTGGAGTCTTTCAAAATGGCTTAAAGCAAACGCCAAACAGGCTGTAAAGTTTATCAATCGCTATGAAGAATACCTAGCAGAATATTGTGAGAACAAAGGCTATGATGGAATTATCTGTGGACACATTCACAATGCAGAGATAAGAAAAATAAGAAATATCGAATACATGAATGACGGTGACTGGGTAGAAAGTGCCACAGCCCTAATAGAACATGAAGACGGAACCTGGGAGATATATCATCATGCGCAAAATACTGATAGTAACAGACAATCTACCAAACCAGATTAACGGAGTTGTTACCACCTACAAAAATATCGAACCGTTTGCGGCTAGGGATGGTTATACTATTGATTATATTCACCCCGGGCGGTACCGCTACATTGATTGCCCTAAGTATAACGAAGTCAAACTTGCCTATCCCAAAGGGCTTAGGAAGGAGATCGATACGTTATCTCCGGATCATATACACATCGCCACAGAAGGTCCTATGGGTATGTTTGCTAGAAGGTATCTTACAGTACGTGGGATTAATTACAATACTGCTTACCATACTAAGTTTCCTGAAGGGGTAAAAGCGATACTAGGTATTCCTGAGGCTATCACATGGCCAATAGTACGTTGGTTTCACTCTAACTCAAATGCTGTTCTTACTACAACAAAGAGCATGGTACAAGAATTAAAAAGACACGGGTTTGGAGATAATGTAAAGCCGTGGACACGAGGTGTTGATAGAGAACTATTCAAACCTGCCGCGAGGACAACTCGTTCTGCAATGCCTGTACTACTCAATGTCAGCCGTGTTAGTACTGAAAAGAATCTTGAAAAGTTTTATGAACTTGAAGTTCCAGGCACAAAGATACAAGTAGGCGATGGACCTAAACTTGAAGAATACAAAAAGAAATATCCAGATGTTATGTTTGTAGGCGCAAAGCGAGGACAGGAACTTGCGGATTATTATCAACAGGCAGATGTGTTTGTGTTTCCTAGTTGCTGGGATACTTTTGGACTGGTAATGATAGAAGCTATGGCTTGTGGTACTCCTGTTGCTGCCTATCCGGTACAAGGTCCTTTAGATGTAATCGAACAAGGAGTCACAGGCATTATGGATAAAAATCTTAACACTTCTGTAACAAACGCTCTTGACTTAGATAGAAAACAAGTATACAATGAAAGTAAGCTATGGTCTTGGGAACGAGCCTGGGAAATATTTAGAGAAAGTTTAGTGAAAGCATGACCAAGTTTTTGTTAACACCATTTGTTGCATTTTTCCTTATGTTACTTTGGGCAGCAACAATCGGTGACCAGGTTGCATACTTTATGCCTGGCAAGAACATGTTTGATGAATACCTAATAATTTGCCAAATATGGTTTTTTGGATGTGTCTTTAAAAGTTTAAAGAACAGCGTAACCAAGAAAACGGATATTAATGGAAAACAATAATCAAATAAAAGAGTTTTACCCATACACTTGGATAAAACCTAAATACCAACAATCAGCACAAGACTGCTTCAATGAGATAGATTCGTATCTTGGTTTCCATCCTCCTAAACGTATATTAGATATCGGTTGCGGCTATGCATATGTTAGTGAGCAGTTTCAAAAGAAGTACGGAACTGAACTATGGTTGCTTGAAGGAGACTTTCAGACTACTATCGATAGACCACGAAAAGCAACATGGGGTGAAGTAGGAGACTTTAAGTTTTATCTGCCAGTTGCAGACTTACAAGAATATTGGGATTCGCGTGGAATCAAATATAACTTTGTTGATGCTAACAATATAAACATACCCAAAGGTATAACATTTGATCTAGTTAGTAGTTGGCTAAGTTGTGGCTTTCACTATCCTGCTAAGACTTATAAGAGTTTGGTAGAAAAACATACAACCAGTGATAGTAAAGTTATCTTTGATTTTAGAACAAAGACACTACTTAATCAACAAAGCCAAGACGTAAAAGTTATCCACAACTTCAATCCAAGTGGAGGAAAAAGATCACGAGTTCATTTTAATTTTTCTTGATCTTTGAGAAAATACATGTTATTATATAAGTACAACATCACACCAAGAAAGGACTACATTTGAAAATGAAAATCATTACCGGAAATGCTAATCCTAAATTAGCACAAGAGATCGCTGAACATTGTTTTAGTGATCTTGTACCAGCCAAAGTTTCAACATTTGCAGACGGAGAATCTAGCGTAGAGTTTTTAGAAAACGTTAGAGGCGAAGATGTTTTTATTATTCAAAGCACAAGTCAGCCCGTCAACAATAGTCTTATGGAACTAATGGTAATGATTGATGCAGCACGTAGATCAAGTGCTAGTCGTATTACAGCAGTTATTCCTTACTATGGTTATGCTAGACAGGATCGTAAGAGTGCAAGTCGAACACCTATTACGGCAAAACTAGTTGCTAACCTATTAACAACATCTGGTGCAGATAGAATCTTAACTATGGATTTACACGCAGGACAGATACAGGGCTTCTTTGATATTCCTGTAGATGATTTAACAAGTCGTGTAATATTTGCAAAAGACATCAAACGCACTATTGGTATTATTGATGACCCAGAAGTTAATCAAGCAGGTACAGTATTTGTATCTCCAGATGCAGGTGGTGCAGTAAGGGCTCGTAAGTTTGCTGATATGTTTACAGGTGACATTGCTATTGTAGATAAAATGCGTCCTGAAGCAGGAAAGTCAGAAGTAATGAACTTGATTGGTAATGTTAAAGGTCGTCATGCTATTCTAGTAGATGACATTATTGATAGTGGCGGAACACTTTGCAGTGCAGCCAAATCAATTATGGATGCAGGTGCTCTTAGTGTACGTGCATATATCACACATGGTGTATTAAGTAACGATGCATGTCAAAAGATTGAGAAGTCAGTATTAGATGAATTAGTTATTACAGATACTATTTCAAGTCGTTGTCCTAAGGGTTGTAAGAAAACACGTCAGGTAAGTGTAGCACCTTTGTTCGGTGAAGCAATGCGTAGAATAACCAATGAAGAATCAGTTAGCAGTCTTTTTGTTTAAGTAATTCCCTAGCACCGTAAGTAATCATATAAGAAGCACCTGCACGTTTAAAAACATCATGTGTTTCTTTTAACATTTCATAAACCAACCAACCATTACGTTGTAAACCAATATACTCGCCACTTGTTTGATAAACACCTACAGGAACAGAATATCCTGTTGCTTCTTTAATAGGAATAATAAGATCAATACTAGTCATGCCAGGCTTTACCATTAACATATCAGCACCGTCTCTGTGATATTTTTGACTACGGCAAATTGCAAGTTCTCTATCATTTACATCTAATTGATAACCTCTGTGTATTCCTTTTTCAACACCAATAGTTTGTCTAAACCCATCATAGAATGCTGACCTAAACTTTGTTGAATAGCTCATTACTTTTGCTTTTAGATTTTCTTTAAGTACTAACACAGTTTGGTCTTGACAGTCACTAGGTGCTAATACATCTGCTCCTGCTTCGTGTACAGCAGTTGCTTGTTGAAGTAGTTGATCGTACGTTTTATTCATGTCCTCAGGATAGCAACAATGCCCATCTAGCGTAGTAGAACACAAACATATATCAACATGTAAGTTTACTTTATCTCCGTGTGCTGCTTTAATTTCGCTGACAACACGCTTGTTTAATTCCCAATCTGGGGATTCCGTCTTGTCTGGTATAACAAATACTAAAATGTCTTGGACACCTAGTATAATATCTCTACCAATAGTATCTACTGCACCTTTAACTGACCAAGTATGATTGTCGTTACCAAGTACAGATTGCTTAGATGAATTGATCCAATCATCACCGTTATTTTGATTACTAATAAAATACGGTTGTATCAGCCTCATTCAAATCTTTCCCTAACCATGTCTACAAATAGTTTTACGTTGTCCTCTGGTGTCTCTTTATGTATGCCATGTCCTAGTCCGCATATCCAACCAGTTCTATCAATACGCTCCATGCTGTCAAGCCATTCCGATATTTCTTTCTTTAGGTATAGTCCAGGTGTCATCATTAACTTCTCATCGAAGTTGCCTTGTATAAATCCATCTTGATATTTCTTAAACGTTCTATGTATATCAACTCCACTATCAATACCTAATCCTGCCCAGCCCATTCTATACAGTGTAGGTAAACACTTATGATTTAGATGTTGTGTATAGTATCCTGTATCAGAATCTATTAGTGGTTGTAATAGATTAACGTAATGTGTTTTAAAGAAAGACTCACTCATGTTGGCTACACCACTATCAAGTATCATAACTTTCTCTGCACCTGCTTCTAGTTGTAAATGTATGTTACGTGATAGCACAGGAACAATTACTTCTTCCATGTACGCTGCTTTCCATTTTAAATCCATGTTAGGTTTTTTACCTGTAGCATAATTTAACAATGTCCATGGGCCGCCTACAAATCCTATTAGGCTTTTTGATTTATGTAGTTTCTCTCTAGTTGCAGAAACAGCAGCTTTCTGAAAGTGCATGTGTTCTACTGCACGTGAAACGTTCTTATGATCTTTATAGTTGTCTTCGTTGATGTACCATTCAAACTGTGGACCTGGTGCAAACTTTAAAGGCACACCTAGTCCTTCAATAGGAAATAGTATGTCGCTAAACAGTATTGCAATATCAAAATCAAATTGATCAATTGGTAGCATTGCTACATCGGCAGCCACCCTAGGTAACTTACACATTTGTTCAAAGGTAAACTTCTCTTTCATCTCCATATAAGGTTGCTGGTATCTTCCAGCTTGTCTCATCATCCATATCGGAGGGCAAGACTGTTCTACCCTATTGCAGGCATTAGTAAATTTTTCATTCATATAAGTTTCGTTCCTAGTTGTTCGCCAAGTTCTAGATAGTTTTCTTTCTTACCTATTACTTCACTATACTTATCTGTTTCAAAGTTGTAGGCTCTAATCATTAGACAGTCTCCAACAACACTAGATATACAACCAACAGCAGTATGGCAGTCACCATCTATAACTTCAAGCATCTTGCGTTCAGCCATTGCTCCTTTATATGTGTCTGGATCAGACGAACTGCTTAACAAATAACTTGCGGAACTTTTCTTTCTTGTTTGTAATGCAATAACACCTTGACCAACTGCTGGTAACATTTCGTCAAAGTTAAATATCTTTGTTATCTTGTGTTCTAATCCTAATGCTTCTAGTCCTGCAACAGCAAGTACAATAGCATCATACTGTCCGCTTTCTACTTTAGAAATACGTGTGTCAATATTTCCTCTAATAGAAACTATCTCTGCATCTGGATATAATCTTTTTAGTTGTGCAATTCTGCGAGGACTACCTGTTCCTATCTTTGCACCTAATTTTGTAGGATCACCTATTACACAATCTCTAGGGTCGCTTCGATCTAGTACTGCTGATATCTCAAGAACATCATCTGAGTCTCTTGGTAAATCTTTTAAACTATGAACAGCAATATCAATTTCGTTATCTAATAACTTCTGCTCAATGGCCTTACAAAATACTCCCTTGCCGCCCATTTCTAATATAGGCGTGTCTGGATTAATTTCTGCTTCTGTTTTTATCGTAACAATCTCTGGGTCACTTATTAGAGCCGCTGCTCTACTTGCATACTGCAATGCTAGTTTACTTCCTCTAACGCCTATCTTCATTTCTAACCTTCCTTATGACCCAAGCAATGAATGCTAAGATAGCAGCAGTTAATGCACCTATCCCAATGTTCACGGCCAACTCACATCTGGCGGTAAGCTCATTAAGATTGCTTCCATGTTACCACCTGTTTTAAAACCAAACTTAGTTCCACGATCATATAATAAGTTGAACTCTACATATCGTCCACGTTTGATCTTTTGTATATCTTTATGCTCGTCTGTGTAGTTGTTGTTCATATAGTTAATTGCAGTTGTTCTCATTACATCTGCAAACTTAATGCCCATACGTTCTACAAATTTAAAGTCCATGTCCTCTGGTGAATAGTATTCAAAGAACAAACCTCCGATACCTCTTGTTTCTTTTCTGTGTGGCAAGTAAAAGTATTCATCACATGCTTTACTAAACTTATCGTACCAAGTTGTATCATATAAATCACAAATCTTTTTAAGCTCTTGGTGATACTTTACTTTAAACTTCTCATCATCTAAGCAAGGAGTTAGATCCATACCACCACCAAACCATTCTTTGTCGTGTGTCTTAAGGTATCTTGTGTTGAAGTGCATTGCTGGTACCCAAGGATTAGTAGGGTGCAATACTACACTTATACCTGTGGCATAGTACTCTCTATTCTCATCAGTTGTGCCTGGAATTTCTTTTGCAAATTTTGGATCAAACTCTCCAGTAACACACGAGTAATTTACTGTACCTTTTTCAAATACATTTCCACGTATAACTTTGTGTGTTTGAGTCCATCCCTCTCTGCTTGAATGTCCACCTTGGTCCATTTTAATAGGATCTTTGGGTGTAAATCTAGCTTCTACTTCATTGATGTTATCTTCTATAATTTGCGCAAGTTGTGCAAACCATTCAGTATACAATGTGTTCATGGCAGTATTTAAGTTGCACCCAAAAGAAAAGGTAGCAACCTGGCTACCCTTTCTCCAATTTAAATGTAATGTTCCTATTATCTGAGGCTATGCCGTTCTATATATAATCTTCATCCTGCTGTTAGGAAACTATTATCATGTGCATTACTATTCTACTTTGATGTTCCTGTTACGAACTTGTAAAACTCCTCGGCTGTTTCTAAAACTTCTTTAGAACCTGGAATTTCTGGCATATCAACTTTGTTAATGATTTGACCAGTTTCTTTATCACGTTTTGCAGATACTTCCCAACCCATCCATTTGTTTGAGTATTCAAACTCTGTGAAGTGTTTAGCCATTTCTAAAACTTCTGTGCGAATTTCGTAACCGTTTTTATTGAATTGCACTTTAGGTAGTGCGTCCTTGATTTTGTCGAGTGACATTTTCTTTCTCCTTTGTGTGTTTGTGTGTTATGCTACATTAGTAATGTAACACTATTATTTATCTCTGTCAACGCATTTAATAATTTTTCTGAGCCAATGTTATGACAGAGCCGTTACAGCTCTGTCATTTAATTTTATCTATTCAACCAATCGGCTTCGTCTTCGGTGTACGGCCACATTATGCATGCCCCTTCCAAAATGCTACAGTCTTACCTTTAAAGTAATGATCGCCAGGCTCGTAATTTGATTTGGCTTTTCTTATCCTTTCTAGTCTTTCGATTGCTTTACGCTTGACAGTTTGTAGACGTTTTTGCTCTTTAAGTAAGTCCGCTGATAGATCCGGTCTTCCTTGTAGACGCATTAAGTTTGCTGCTCTACCGTATCCAGCAATTTCTAAATTGTTATACAGTTTCTTTAGCAGTAACATTATCTCTCTCCGTCATTAGTTTTTTAGCTTGATCGTAATATCCCATACGAGCAAGTTCATTAGCAGCTCTAGCACGACCTGCTGTTTCACCGAAAGCAATTGTACCTACCCATAACGTAAACAAAGTGTTACGAATTATAGTACATGCTTTACATGTGAAGTTCCATGTAGTTTGTTTTAATTCAATTGCAGTCATTATGCGTTCACCCCCATTCTTGGGCCTTGACCCTTGTGGGCGATCATGTATTGATAGGCATATTGCCAATCTTTTCCGTACTCAGTTTTGGCGTAAGTGAGCATCTCTTTTTCAAACGCACTTCTAGGTGTGCGAAAGGATCCAAGCAAACTCACAAGGCCGTTGAATAGCATAGTAGCCATTTTTTTCTCCTTGATTAAGTTGTGTGGATGCTTGAGGAAAGCAATACCCCGGAACTTCCCCGGCGGTGCAACTGCCTTTGGCAGCCGTCAATCACTTTTAAGGCATGGACAATGCCCTGGTCTATCCCAGTGTCTCTGTATATTTGACACTTCCTGAGGGTTCCGAACGTCTCCCTGCGTCTTTGTCACCTGTATTTATAAAATAGTACAGTATTACTGCCCTAAATAGAGCGTATTTTACTGCAAGACTGTCATGCTATTTTTGCAACAGTGTGCCGCAAGAATGTTGGCACACCAATGTTCTTGACATCCACAAATCAATGTTGTATAATTTGTTACACAAAAGGGTAAATACACTTAGTAATATTTAGGAAAACACGATGAAAATTAAAACAAGGTCGATTTTACAAGAATTGAATGAAATTGCAGATCGTAGAGATACGGAATCTCTGATCCAAAGTCGTGCAACCAATATTATTAACTCAGCTATTAATTTAATAGAATCTATGCATAAGCATTACGATCAAACAACAGCCATTGAGCTGGAGCGTAGATTTATAAATTCTATAAAAGGCTCAGATTCCTCTAAATTTGATAGAGGTATTAAACGAGTCGTTGAATCAAAGAAACGAGAACGCTAACATGACCCTACTTTTAGAAGGCGGTAACATATTTAAGGACGCGGAAGGTAAGCCAGCAACCATTAGGATTGCAAAGAGCGATGTATTACCTACTGTCCAATGGTTGGAAGGAATTACTAACTTAGAACTCACAGACAATATGTTAGGAACAACTGGTAAGAAAGATACCAGTGGTGACTTAGATCTCGCAGTCGATGTTTCGAGTACAACAAAAGCAGATTTAGAAGCTACGCTTCTTGCTTGGGTACAAGATAAAATCGGTGGCGAGGCTAACGGTAAAGAGTGGATACGTAAGTCAGGCATCAACGTACACTTTAAAACTCCAATCAAAGGGGATGATTCAAACGGCTTTGTGCAAACAGACTTTATGTTTGGTGATCCAGATTGGATGAAGTTCAGCCTGCAGGGAAGTGGACCAAACTCACCTTATAAAGGTATGCATCGACACATCTTACTTTCCAGCATAGCAAAAACCAAGGGTATGAAATGGTCAGCAAATGAAGGACTGAAAGATAGAGAAACCAACGAACTGGTATCACAAGATCCAAACCAGATCGCTAAGGTCCTATTAGGACAGACAGCAACACCATCAACACTTGAATCAGTAGAGTCGATTGTTAACTACATTAAGAAGTTACCAAACTACGATGAACTTGTTGCTGACGCTGTAGAGTCTTTCGCAAGAGACGGTTTAGAATTACCGGACAATAAACAAGTCGAAACGTATCAAGCGGATCACAATGCTTGGATGCGTAAGATGATAGATATTGTAAAATGAGAATAAGCGAGGTTGTAGACATACGCTATTCTATAGCTGACAAACTTTCAAAGATGCATAAAGTAGGACCCGTGTATGGCAAGAAGGATTTAAACGTGCCACATGCAACATACGTAGACAAGACTAAGAAGAAGAAAAGAAAATGAGAGCTTTTGAATTCTTAATAGAAGATAAAAAGCACAAAGACATAATTACCAAAGACATAAAATTTTTAGGTAATTTGTTTAAAAAACACGGGCATGAACTTAGACTTGTTGGCGGAGCAGTTAGAGATGTTGTACTAGGTAAACAGCCTAAAGACATTGACTTTGCTACCGACGCTACTCCAGATGAAATGACAAAGTTTTTAGAAAAGTCTAAAATCAAAGTCGTACCAACAGGAGTTGAACACGGAACTATCACAGCCGTGTATAATAACGAACCATACGAGATTACCACACTAAGAGCAGATAAAGAAACAGATGGCAGACATGCTGACGTTGAATTTGTACGTTCTTGGGAACAAGACGCAAAGCGCAGAGATTTAACTTACAATGCTATGAGTATGAGCATGGACGGTGAAGTTCATGATTACTATAATGGCATGGACGATTTACAAAATAAAGTTTCAAAGTTTGTTGGAGATCCTGAAGAAAGAATTAAAGAAGACTACCTACGTATTCTTAGATATTTTAGATTTCAAAGTAGATTAGACAAACCAAGTTTTGATAAAGATACACTCGCTGCTATTAAAAAGACTGCAAGTGGATTGAAAAAGATAAGTGTAGAACGTGTTTGGCAAGAAGTATCTAAACTTCTTACAGGACAAAATGTTGTAGATACTTTAACAGCAATGAGTAAAACAGGTGTAGCCAAAGCTATAGGATTAAACGTAAACAATGTAAATGCAGTAAAGGATACAAAAGATCCGTTAATAGCACTAGTACAATTAGGTAACGAAGGTGATATTGCAAGTCGTTGGAAGATGTCTAATCCAGAAGCACAAATAATTAAGTTTCTAGTTAAACACAAAGACAACGCACTTGATCAAAACAAAGTAGAAGATATGTTAGCTGACGGTATAAGCCGTAACCTAATTACAGCACTAGCAAAAATGCAAGGCAAGGACAATTTAGATATAGACTCAGACATTCCTGCATTTCCTGTAGACGGACAGGACCTAATACGCATGGGAATGAAACCTGGACCAGAGATAGGAAATACACTAAATACTCTAAAAGCAGACTGGAAGAACAGTAGGTTTAAACTTACGAAAGATGAACTATTACAAAGGATTAAGAAATGAGAGCTTTTGAGTTTTTAACAGAAGCAGTATTAACAGAAGCAGTAGGTAGAGAGTTTAATCACTTAGAAGACCTAGTGTTTACTAATCCTAGTGACGGTGCTAAACGTGCAGTTGAAATTCTTAAAAGCATGGAACAAGATGCTAGTGATGTTGCAGTTAAATGGGATGGTAATCCAACAGTGTACTGGGGACGTGAAGATGACGGACAGTTTAGATTAGTTGGAAAAAATAATTGGGGTAAGGAAGAAGGTAAGTCTAACTCAGCTGATGACTTAGAAAAGTTTATCAACAGCAGAGGCAAGGGCGAAGATTGGAGACCTAAGTTTGCAAAAGATATGGCAAGCCTATGGCCGATATTCGAAGCAGCGACTCCACCGGACTTCAGAGGTTACATGTATGGTGACTTACTATACCATCCAGGTAAACCTTATCAAGGCAGTGACGGAGCAATTAGTTTTACTCCTAATCAAACTACTTACAATGTTAAGGCACAAAGTGATATTGGACGTAAGGTAGGCAAAAGTAAAGTTGGTGTTGCAGCACATTCAGCATATGAATACTTTGGCGATAAGTCAGGCACACCCATCGAAGATGTAAAACAATTTAATGGCACAGCAGATCTTTTAGTATTAGGACAACAGTACGTAAGCAAAGCACCGCCAGTGAATGCAGATAACTTAGGCAACATAGAAAAGGTAGCAAACAAAGAACAGGCAAACATTGCTAAGTTTTTTGAGAAGCGTCCTGGACTAAGTGATATCAGCGATATCATGTACACATTTGTAAATCAAATGAGTAGAGCTAAAAAGCTAGACGACCTAAGAGTAGACAGTTTCCTTAATTGGCTTCAAAATTCAAAGGTTTCCGCCAATAAACAGCAAAAGATTATAAGTATTATAGACAGTAGTAAGCAAACTGCGGCAAACATATTTTTCCTTGTTACAGAGCTTATGAAAGCTAAGAATGAAGTAATTGCAGAGCTTGATAAAGCAGAAGGTGATGTAGTTGCTACAACAGGTGGCAAGCCCGGAGGTGAAGGCTTTGTTAAGACTAGAGACAAAGTTAAGTTAGTTCCACGTGATAGATGGACACCTTTTAGAGCAGATTAAGCGTTTTTAGTCAAAAATCACCCCATTCCCCACAATATTTTACCCAAAAGATAAATAAGAGTGTAAGAAAAAAGCCGGTCCCTGAGCGGGATCATTTAATAATCGAGGAGATAATATTATGGCAGATCTATCAAACGGAAGCGGCGTCTTCCAAACTTTTAATAACAGTGGAACTGGTGTTGCAGAATTAGGCGACAACAGATTACCAGCAAACGGTGATACTAACGGTATTGCAGGTTTAACTAGAGTTATTAAATTAGCTAAATCATCTATTACAGATTCAGAAATCGAAGCAGCATTGGTTTATATCCAAGCTGGTGATGTTTCTGGTACTAATGATGCAAACACAATTGTTGGCTTAGACAAAAACACTAACGATGCATTTGTAGTTGTACAAGGTACAGGCGTAATGACAGCAGGTTCAAACTTCGGAACAGGTTCAACTGGCGTTACTATGTCAATTGAAGCTACTATTCCTGGTATTTCAGGTT